CTCGGCAAACCCGTATAAATCATAGGAGAGAAGTAATGCCTGATTCCTTTGCAGAAGCGGTGGAGAAAAGAGTCAAAGGGTTTGACTCTGAAGGTGAAGGGTATGATGAAGAGACGGCGGCTGAGTTGAGGAAGCTAATGCCATTAACAATGGATAAGCCTACCCAGCCCCCCGAAGATCCGTCTAAAGCTGCTTATAGAGCTAATGACGGAGCTTTCGAGTCATGGGTGTGGCACCCGAAAGAAGAGGGGAAAAGTTATTACGGTTATAAGACGAGATCCCCTTCCGCTGGGGAGGACAGTTATTTTAAGGCTAATCCTAGAGTGAGTGGGATGGCAGCGGAGGACAATCGGGTCGTGTTGAATCCATATTCCAAGCTCAAGCCTGACGAGATAGAGCAAGTGGCAAAAAACGAGGGTTTACGGATTTACATGCGTCAGAGCGGGGAGAGTTTGGATTTTGAGTTAACGCCCGAGCAGTCGGCAATGTTTAAGGGAACGGCGTATGGCGACCCAGCGAACAGCGAGCAAGCGAAGCGGACGATTATCAGTCGAATCCTGACGGGAGACCCATCCGCAGGGAACGCAACGGCAAGTCAAAAGAAGTGGGCTGAAAGAGTGTTGGCTGGAGCATCGGCAAACAAGAAAGCAGAGGGATGGCAGCGTCACGGGGCCAGTAGAGACCCAAGATCGGGACAAATGTTAAAAGGGCGCCTGCATAAGACTTGGAACCTACTAGAGAAGAGGGAAGCAGAGGCGGGATATACTATCTACAAAGACCCCAAGTCGGGCAAGTATTATTCTACTCCTCGACACGCGAAAGGCCCCACGCGGGCAAATATTTTTAAAGGGGAAAAATGATGAACCCCAAAATCATGGACTCTTTCGTCGGAATGGCGGCTCCCGCGTTGGGCTTAATCACCAGTATGCAGGAGCAGTTTGAATACTGGCTGCGTGTCGGCTCCCTTATTATAGGCATCGCGGTAGGAGTCGCGGCCCTTTACCGCATCCTCTCACGAAAATGAAGATTGGTTTAGCAGTCGGGCACAGCCGTTTGGGTGATCAAGGAGCTTACTCACATGGCGAATACATCCTGAGTGAATGGGATTTTAATAGGGATATGGTTCGGCGCATTGCTCATGTGTTGAGCAATGTACATGGGTGGGCGATTGGCGGCGACTATGCTATCTATGATCACTATCCAGCTCGCAGTTACAGCGGAGCTATCAACTATCTGGCACGAAAGCTCAAAGAGGACGAAATTGATGCCGTCATTGAGTTACATTTCAACGCGGCCAGCCCGTCTGCGAGTGGCCATGAGTGGTTGTATTGGCATACCAGCAGCGGCGGTAAGCGTTTGGCCGAAGCCCTACGCGATGAGATGGAGGCTGCGTATCCTGATATGAAATCGCGGGGGGCCAAGCCGCGCCAACGCAAACAACGCGGCTCCTATTTCCTGCGCAAAGTCCCGCCTTATGCCGTGATCGCGGAACCCTTTTTTGGAAGCCATTTAGATTCATGGCGCGAGATTAACAACAATCGAGGCAAACTGGCTGGCGTCTATGCGAAGGCTATCGTCAAGTTTGTGGATGAATGACTCTTCCAAAGTCAATTCGTGTCGCAGGCGTTTCGATCAAAATCGTTCGGGGGGATCTGAGCGATGACGAGTGCTTCGGCTACTACTCTCATGATCGCAAGGCGATCTTCATAGACAAGTCCCTGTCTGGTAAAAAGCTGCGTGACACGGTTCGCCATGAGATGGTCGAGGCGGCTCTGACTCTTTCGGGGGTCGGCTTTTGTAAGAGATACGAACAGGAGGCGATTGTCCGCTGTATGGACGATATTTTTTTCCCCGCATGGGAAAGGTTCCTTAAACGATTCAACCGATAATTTAATTATGCCACACACCAAGAAAAAATTTAGACCCTATTTGATGTATGACCCGAAGACGGGCAAATCTCAAATGGCTTCGACCAACGACAAACGTCTGGAATTGAAGGAACGAGGGTTCACTCACAGCCCTCCTTCAAAAGCTGGTAAGAGGGCTGAGAAGCTCCTCAAGAAGAAGAGTGGCTACTGATAGCCAATTCCGGCAGTTGAAGAACCGTTTCGTCTTGTTTCACCCAAATGGGGATGACGTTGCGGAGGCTTTCCGGCGTTCTAAATCGTTGGGGGTACCACCGAATTCATATACGCGAGGCGCAGGGCGCATGACGGGTTTCTTGGGAGAGGTTGCTTTTGGTAAATATGTGGGCGCAGCAGCGGAGTATGTTGGAGAACAGTGCTACACCCATGATTATGTATGCAATAAGAAAAGGGTGGATATAAAATCCAAGACTTGCACAACTACTCCCCAACTTCATTTTACGGCTAGTGTAAATTCAGCGAACAAGGAGCTGAGTGCCGACATCTATTTTTTCGCAAGAGTCCACAAGGATCTTTCCAGAGTATGGCTAGTTGGTTGGACCAGCCGCCACCACGCCACGAAACTCAAGAACTTCAAGAGCAAGGGGGATACCGACGATACGGGTTTCACTTATCTGTGCGACGGCTACCATTTACCAATTAAATCTCTGCGCCGACCGGACTCCTTTGAGTCATCACATCTATGTCGAAAGACGGGTCGAGGTTGATATTCCATATCTTGCCGCCGCCACGCCCTCTCGATTCAACGGGCCTGAGATACGGGTTATTTTTGCCCACTTCTTCCAGAGCGGCCATCCCGCGCCTCACAAATTCAAGGTTATTGGACATTCCAACATTACGGCCATTATTGAAATCGTGTAGGGCCACTTGGAATTCAATGAGTGTCCCTTTCCAATGAGTCATCGAATCATTAAGTTCTCTGCATCTCTTCACGAAGAACTCAACGAGTTCTGCGATAGTGCTTCTGCTACTGTTGTCATAGGCGGCATCAGCAATAGTTGTGTCGATGAAGGAGCGCACTCCAAATCTACCAACGTCCTCCACCTTCTTGGGGATTGTCCAGTCGAGGAGGAATCTGGCGAAGTAAGGCAATTCATTTTCGATGGTCTTTTCAAGAACGGAGTTTCTTGGGAAATCACTGGTGGCCTTGTTGCTAATGCGCAAAGCCATTAGCTTATCCCTGTTGCTACTATCCAGAGAAGGTATCACTGAGAGGCTGTTGATGTCCATGTTCAGCGACATCACAACCCGACCTGTCCACGGTATGCTCATGGAATCTGCATATTTGGCCTGATACTCCACACGCGGATTAGCAACAGCGCGCTTGATTAGTTCGGTGGCTTTTCGCTGATCCTTGAATGATGCGGCGGATGTAGTGTCATCAATTACCCATGACGCTACTCTCCCCAAGTCCTTGTTGAACTTTGTTTGACCTGATAGGTAGTCTGAGGCGTCGGCATATCCCCCAACTAAGCCACTGATTACCTTGTTGGACAGAAGTGATTTGCCCTTGTTGGTTGGCCCAACCAACAACAGGGCCTGCCCCTGCACGAACTCCTTATCGAGCACAGCCATGTAGAATCTTTTGAGCCAAGAGTAGAAGTAGTGCAAAGCGGGTTGATCCCCGTCAACGAATAATTGGTTAAGCCAGTTATGCAGGAAAGGCCATTTTGATGAGCCCCCATCTTTGTCTGGTTCAACAGGTTTGATATTTGAGCAATTCAGGATGCGATGCCCATTATAAGAAACTACCCTGTCGGGGGAGAAAATGATGGGGGCTATTTCATCAATGCGGTTCTGGTTGCTCACGGTCAGTATAGCCGCCTCGACCTCCGATAATGGTTGGCTCTTTCGTGGTCTGGGGGAGAACCCCGCTTGTTTAAGCTCTAAAATTAATTGGTCCTTGGGTATGGAAACCGCGCTCTCGTAGAGAACCTTGAAAAAACTGCGCCCGTTAAACCAGTAATCATCCAGCAACCCTGAGAGTTTTCTCTCTTCATAATCCTTCACGAATTGGGCACCAAATATGTCGCGCCACGACATGAATCCTTTTCCAGCCCTGTCACTGTAGCAAACCACCCCGTCGTCCACCACTTGTCCCCCTTCCCTGTTTATCCCATCGTCAATCCAGAACAAAGGACCCCGTGATCCCAGTTCGAAATCCCCCACCCATCGGTTTGGGAACCGTGACTCCACTTCTTCAGCAACCACATTGATTGGAATTGAAGTGTCGTTTGATTGTGGGGGCCGATCTGAAACAGATTTGGCCAAGGCGGCTTGAACTACAGATGTGGAGAGCAGACCGTCCACCTTCACCCAATTTTTCCCAAGCTCAAAATACTGATTCGCCCGAAGGGATGAACTGTCAAACCCAGCAAACAGTTTTTCCAGTTGGAGAGACTTCATCATGTTCGACATGAAGGTGTTGAACATGTCTGGGGCAACGGGAATGGGGGCTGCAAACCCCCAGACTAAGCGGAGGTAACCAGATTGGGTCTCAGATCTCCATGTAGGTTTCTTGTCCTTGGCGCATTTCGCTTTCAGATCGCCGTCA